AGGGGATGTCTGAGGGATCAGCGATGATTCTTCAATGTTCAGAAAGGACAAATAACTTATGGCAAGCTCATCTTTCGGTCGACGCCGTGAAAGAAGTAACCCGGCCGTCATGACCCTCTTACCTATTGGAAAGCTCCGTAAAAGGAATTCTACAACTGGTGCGTTGGTGCAGACGGTACCGCTTACTTCGGGATCGTGGTCTCTTGCTTCTAACGAGGTCACTTGGGACTCTGTCCACAAGGGACCCCCGTATAGAACTGGGGGACCATTTGCGTCAATAAAAGCCGATTTTGATGTTAATTCGATTCGAGGCGTTGGCTTCCATCGTCAACCTGCCGGCTGGGCCGGTTCGGGAAACCATTGGGAGTATACAGGAGGGTTTAGCCGCCCCCTGATGTCATGGGAGTCACTATATTTAAATTCTTATAAGAATTTATCTGTAGATGATCCCTATGAATCGGACACCTTGATATCGAACGCTAGCCTTGGTCCGTCGGCCTATGATAAACTTAGGCCGCGAATGGAGGAAGCCGGTGCGTCCGTCGCGATCTACGAACTTCGTGATCTCGCCGGAATGCTCAAGACTTCAGCTGCCTTTTTCAAGGGCAGATGGGAATCTTTGGGCGGCAATCGGTTCTTTAAAACGATGGCTGGGTCTCCTAAAGAGGCCTCAGACCACTTCCTCAACCACCAATTTGGGTGGGTTCCCTTTATATCAGACCTTCAGAAGATGTATGCCGTTTGGCAACAACATAATGAAATCCTTACCCGTAAGGCTAAGGAAAATGGTATCTGGATAAAGAGATCACGGACCATTTCCAAAAGTGACTCGTTCGTCCATTCGCATGCTGGCGGCTCCATCGGAATTCCGTGGAGAAGCGAGTTTAATGCAATGTGCGACGCGTTTCCAGGTACGTCGGATTTTTACCGTATGGTCCAAGCTACGAGTGTAAACACTCGCATCTGGGCACAAGGTGAATTTACCTACTATAGACCTGAATTCGACATTAATCGATCCGATTACGAGAGTAATTGGCAGGAGGCTAATCGCCTCTTGACCCTTTTCGGGGCAAGGATTAATCCGTCGGTTCTTTGGAAAGTTACGCCTTGGACTTGGCTTATCGACTGGTTCTTAGGTTTTGGAGCCTGGTTAGACCGGCTCCAATCCTTCGGACTAGACGGTGTTGCCTCCAAGTACATGTATGTTATGCAGCACTCTGTTCAAGAGACGCAGCATATCATTGACGTCAATTGGAAAACTGGCGTCTCCACCTTCTCTTGGAGCAATATTATTGACTCCAAGCAGAGGGAGGAAGCAGATAGTCCTTTCTCGTATTCCCTGCCTGTGGGCGGTTTAAGCCCCAAGCAGTTAGCCATTCTGGCGGCCCTCGGCATAAGCCGTTGGTTTTGATGTTCCAACTTCCTCTATGCTCACTTTATCTTCGTATCAAGTACTTACGTTCCCAATTTACAACTGGGAGCCTAGGAAAGCTACGAGGCACGATTTGAGGTAAGATAGTTCGGAATTCCAGAATATCGGTCGGCTGGTTCACCACGTCATAACTTAAGAGACTATGAGCGTGTCAGTCGATTTAACCTCTTCAAATTCTTTGAGGTCAACCAACATGTTTTCAGAACCAATTTCCATTACCGTTAACGCGGTTGCACAATCTATGCCTAGGACGTCAAGTACTGGACAGAAGTCCACGTACGAAAAGTCCGACGCTACGTTTAATCTCACGATTGAACATATCGTGACCAAGTCCAATAGGATTCGGTCGGTAGCTCGATTTGAGCAACGTGCGATAGTTCCAGATCCATTGACTGCTGTCAATGATTGGGAGAATATCGCGCTCTCGCTGGTAATCGATAGACCCGTAATTGGGTTTACCGCTGCACAGCAAGACCAGTTGCTAACCGGTTTTCGGACCTGGTTAGCCACAGCAACAAGTGATAAGCTTTATGGGCGTGAGTCTTAGATGACTCTTAGTCCCAATAATTGTTACACTTGCCTCGACTGTGATGTAATGGTGCTTGGCACTATTGTCAAGCAAATGGGAACATGCATGGCTTGATACTGACCTCCCTTCGAAAGGAAGACAGTATGAAAAGCAACGCAAGTGACCGATTAGAATTGGTGCGTGTCGTCTATAAGGACGCCTGCACCAAATGCATCGCTGATGTCTTTGATTTACGCGACTTAGAAACTATCAAGTCGCGGGTCGAAAATCAGGGTGAGTCGTTTTTGACGATAACTCTACCTAACTTTTCACGAGATTTTGAAAGATCTCTCGCGAACGGTTTTGTTGACCCGTCGTGCTTCAGAAGTTTTAAGAAGCACGGACTAATTCCCGCATTCTTGCGAGGTATAATCGGTCAGATTTTCGACTATAAGACAGGGAGAATTTACGATGAAGAAAATTGCACAAACTGGAGCGACTTCCCCACCCTCGTTGAAGCGGTACGGCAAATTTGCTGTACTTTCAAAAAGGTTAAGGACGACTGTAGCCCGGAACGGGTTACAGCATCACTCCGCAACTTTTCATCGATTGAGCGCGAGCTTCAATCGTTTACCCTTGGACCAGAAGATTTACAGGTTTTTGACCGTATTTCTTCAATGCTTTGGGCTAGCATGCTGGCTGATTTACAGCTGGATGCTTTACACCCGAAGCATGGTCCCGGGGCGACCGCCGATAAGCTATCCGGAAATCGGAAGCATAGGTGGTCCTCTTGGAATGAACGTCTTGAACCTTATTTCCCTTTTCTCGGAAACGCACTTCCTTTAGGTGCGTACGAGTCAGAGGAGTTCAAGTTAGTAACGTACATTCCAGAGGGGGAAGAGACACCTGTCAAGGTGTGCCCTGTCCCTAAGACGATGAAGAGCCCGAGAATCATTGCCATCGAGCCTGTTGCAATGCAATATGTGCAACAATCCATTCAGGACGTTCTTTATGAACGGATCGAAGGATCTCGGATATATGGTGGTCAGATAAATTTTACTGATCAATCCATTAACCAAGAGCTGGCATTGAAGTCGTCGGAGGATGATAGTTTCGCAACTATCGACCTCTCTGATGCGAGTGATCGAGTTCCACTCGACCTTGCTATTCGTATGTTCAGTACGCATCCCGATCTTCGAGATGCAATAATGTCATGTCGATCGACGCGCGCAAGGCTTCCGGACGGGACCGTAATTGGCCCCCTAAGGAAATTTGCGTCTATGGGTAGTGCTCTCTGCTTTCCAGTGGAAGCAATGTACTTTTACACGATCTGTGTAATTGCTCTGCTGGAAGGCATGCAGCTTCCTGTGTCCTTCGCAAATATAAAATTAGTTTGCAGAAGGATCTACGTTTACGGCGACGATTTAATCGTCCCCGTTGACCAGGCGACAATTGTTCTTGAAAACCTACAGAAGTACAACTGTAAGGTTAACGCCAATAAAACTTTCGTCAGTGGAAACTTTCGAGAGTCCTGTGGCGTAGACGCATTTCGCGGTCATGAGGTTACCCCCACATACGTGAGATATAACCGTCCTAAGAACAAGCACCAAGCTTCAGAAGTCATCTCATGGGTTGAGACCGCTAACTCCTTCTTCAAGAAGGGTTATTGGGTTACAGCCTCGTTCATGTTTAGCACATGTGAACGTATCATAGGGCCTTTGCCTTATGTAGGAGATGATAGTGAATGTCTTGGAAGAATATCCTTTCTAGGTTTCCGTGGTTATCGAAGTTCGAAAATGAGCTTCGTCACACGGACAGGTCATGTCGAGAGATATAACCGTAAGTACCAACGCCATGAAATAAAGGCGTGGACACCTAGGCCAGTCTATCGCAGTGACATGATAGACGGATATTCTGCTCTCGGTAAAAGTCTTCACGATCTCAGGCTACTGGATCCTTCCAGCGACCTGTCACGTGATCGCCGGCACCTCGAGCGATCTGCACTGTACGGCGCAGTTGCATTAACTCGCCGTTGGGTATCCGC